AAAGCGAAGAAGGATAAACCGAGGCGAGCTCTTACAAGCAAGGAACGTGAGGCAGTGATATCTGTGGCACAAACCAAGAGGAAGTACTATGCCTATCTCCTGATGATTCTATGTGGCTGCAGACCGAGTGAGGCTTTCGATGTGGAGACAGAGGATTTTGACTTTGAGAAGGAGACAGTCCACATCCGTGGAACGAAAACAGCGACTTCTGACAGAGTGATACCGTGCCCGAGGATTATATTATCCATTGCAGAAAAGTCTCCGTATGGTCCTCTCACGGTCTCAGAGACGGGTCTTAAGGTGTCAAAGGAATGCCAGGTTAGGATATGGAAGAGCTTCTGGACAGACTGCCATAAATATCTTGGGGGATCCATGTATCGGAATGCTCCGAGAGAGCCGTACCCGTTTGGTAAGGATCTAACGGCATATAACTTACGGCACGAGTACTGCACAGAGCTGGCAAGGAAAGGCATAGACATTCGTATCACACAGAGACTGATGGGCCATGCATCTCCTGAGATGACCTTAAGGGTATATACAAATCTCAACCAGGAAGATCTCGACACCGAAGATGTGAGAAGAGTGATAAATAATTTACACCATTTACAAGATTGAATATACGGTGATATGATTATATCGAAAGATCTGGTGATGGCCTTTTTATACTGCACACTTCCTTTCGGGGCCATCACACACAAAACTCCTTTTTAAATAAATAATAGTTTTTCGGTCAAGCGAATCAACTGACTCAAAACAAAAGACCTCCGGAAAAGTCCTCGTCTCCTCCGATCATGCCGAGGGCTTTTTCATTTGCTTTTATAAGAAAAACTTTTCTCTCTTTCTTACCTGGTTCTTTCTCTCTTTTGAAAAGATATATTGAGATATAAATATATATATTAATATAAATATAATACAAGGGATCGCTTTTAAAGGCGGTCCTTTTTTATTGCCTTAAGGTAGGGGGGCCGATTTTTAATGAGAAATTTAGTATTTAAATCTTATGAACACGACGAAGAGAAAACAGCGAAAGATAGACTGGGACGCTATCAAAACTGAATATATTACTTCGGATATCAGCTTAAGAGAGCTACAGGAAAAGCACAAACTTTTCAAGAGAGATATTGAGAAGCACAGTAAAAATGATGGCTGGGTAAAAGCACGCAAAGAATACAGGGCGAAGATGATGGCAAAAGCCGTGGCAAAATCATGCGATAAAGAGGCTAATGCTTTAGCGAGTCTTTTAGACTCATCTTACAAGATGCGTGATGTCATTGCCGGTGCTATGAATGATCCGTATCAGTTTAACAGATATCTCGTTACCAAAGGTTCTAAAGGTGGAGAGTTCCACACAGAAGAGGAGATCATGGAGAAGGTCGATACAAAGGCTGTGCGAGAGATGACGCAGGCCCTGAAAGCTGTAGAAGGCCTTATAAGATCACTTGGTAACATACCCACAGAGGCGGAGATGCAGAGACTCCAACTTGAACGTGAGAAGTTTGAGCTTGAAAAGGAAAAGTGGGAGAGAGAGAAGGCTGCAGCAAGTAAGACCGAAAGCAACGATCACCTGGGAGTCATCCTTATACCGGAGATAGAAGAGCAATGAATATTATCTGGAAACCACAACCAAAGCAACAGCTCTTCATGTCAAGACCTGAGTACGAGGCACTCTATGGGGGAGCAGCCGGAGGGGGCAAGAGTGATGCCCTTGTCATAGAAGCATTGAGGCAGGTACAGATACCGCATTATAAGGCACTCATACTCCGTAAGACATTCCCACAGCTGGGCGAGCTTATAGACAAGTCCTTAAGATATTACCCTTTGGCTTTCCCAAAAGCAAAGTATAACAGCTCAAACCATACATGGACCTTCCCGTCGGGAGCCAAGATCATATTCGGATCCATGCAGCACTCGAATGATAAGTATCAGTATCAGGGACAAGCCTACGACTTTGTGGCGTTTGACGAGCTGACACACTTTACTTACGACGAGTACTCGTATCTGTTCTCACGTAACAGACCCAACGGGCCAGGTACAAGGGTATACATCAGAGCCACAGCAAACCCTGGCGGTATCGGTCACGGATGGGTGAAGGACAGATTCATAACTCCCGCTAAACCTATGACACCTATACCGCAAGTCGTAAAGTGGACGGAGCCTAATGGGACTGTAAGAGAGATAGAGAGCCAGAGGATCTTCGTGCCTTCATCGGTATTCGATAATCCTGAGCTCTTAAAGAATGACCCGATGTATATCTCAAGGCTTGCAAGCATGCCCGAAGCTGAAAGAAATGCCCTTCTTTACGGCGACTGGAACAGTTACTCAGGCCAATGCTTCACCGAGTTCAAGGATGATCCCGAGCACTATAACGACAGAAGATGGACTCACGTCATTCAGCCATTCGAGATACCAGACGACTGGCGTATATACAGAGGCTTTGACTGGGGATACAGTAAGCCGTTCTCTGTTGGCTGGTATGCCATTGATCATCATGATATTGCATACCGCATAGAGGAGTTCTATGGATGTACACAGACTCCGAATGAAGGTGTGAAGTATTCTCCGGAGAAGATAGCACAGTCCATACGTGAGATAGAGTCCACCAACATCAACCTTAAGGGAAGACACATCATAGGCATAGCGGACCCTGCCATCTTTGACGAGCAGAGAGGCGAGTCTATAGCACAGATGATGGAACGTGAAGGCGTGTACTTTAATCCTGGTGACCATACAAGGATCGCCGGAAAGATGCAATGCCACTACCATCTGTCCTTTGACGACAGAGGCATACCACGTTTCTATGTATTCAACAATTGCAGACACTTTATACGCACTATTCCGCTTCTGATTTACGACGAGCACAAGGTAGAGGATATCGACACAAGGCTTGAGGACCATATCTACGACGAGTGGCGTTATGTCATGATGGAGAATCCCATCAATCCGCCTATCAGAAAGAAGTTAATCAAAGACGTTCGTGAGGATCCTTTGGATCTTTGGAAGGATAACTATCAGGAGAATTTAGGAAGATACGAGTACATAACATATTAAGAGAGGAGAGAAGATGCCGAGAAAGAAGAAAGACGAAGAGACAAGAGCTTTACCCGATAAGAAGCAGGAGACTCCTGAGAAGGCGAGTAAGAATGACGGACACATCGGAGTAATAGACAAAGAAGCTGTCGAGGATGCTCTTGGTAAGTTCCGCAAGTATAAAGACCTTAAGTCCATACTCGACAACAGAATCGCAGAGAATCAGGACTGGTTCAAGGGAAGATATGCCATGATGAAGGACTATAACTCAGGTGCCGTAGGTGAGCCTGACAGTAAGTCCGCATGGGCATTCAACAGCATTATAAACAAGCACGCAGACGCCATGGATAACATCCCTACGTGCAATATCCTTCCGAGAGAGGAATCCGATGTAAAGGCAGCAGAGAGCCTGTCAAAGATCGTGCCTCTTGTAATGGATAAATGCAGATTCCAAAAGAAGTACTACGATGTATGGTTCGATAAGCTCATCTCAGGCGGTGGAGTATATAAGGCGTACTGGGACAACTCCCTTGCAAATGGTTTAGGCGATATCAACATCATCGAGATAGATCCTCTTAACCTTGTATGGGAGCCTGGTATCGAGGACATACAGGACTCCGAGAACGTATTCCACATCGACTATGTTAAGAACAGCCTGATCAAACAGCAGTATCCGTTCATGGATGGGAAGCTCACAGACTCAGAGGGCGGAGACGTTGCATCCTACACCAATGCGGAAGCACAGAACAAGGACCACAGCGATGAATCTGTTGTCTTTGATTGGTGGTACAAACGCAGGAACGGAACAAAGGCTGTAGTCCATCTCTGTAAGTTCTGCAATGGAGAAGTGCTGTGGGCATCCGAGAACACAGACGAGTACAAGGACACAGGCTACTATGATCACGGCAGGTATCCTTTCGTATTCGACACGTTATTCCCTATAAAGGGCACTCCGTTCGGATTCGGATATGTAGACGTGATGAAGAGCCCACAGTATGTCATAGACCAGCTCGATGCATCCATCACCAAGTATGCGAAGATGGCAGGGAAGCCGAGATTCTTCAAGAAAAAGACAGCGAACGTAGACGCAAGCCAGTTTGCTAATTGGGATAACGACTTTGTAGATGTGGACGGAAGCCAGCTTGATGACTCCAACATCAGACAGATACAGCTCAATTCATTCCCACCTTTTGTTCAGGCTCATTGGCAGAACAAGATAGAGGAGCTCAAGGAGACATCCGGAAACAGAGACTTCTCTCAGGGTGCTACAAGTGCCGGTGTTACGGCTGCAAGTGCTATAGCTGCACTCCAGGAAGCGGGATCTAAACTCTCACGTGATATGATCAAGACTTCATACTGGGCGTATGAGGATATCGTATCCATCGTGGTAGAGCTTATAAGACAGTTCTATACAGAGGACAGATACTTCCGTATCGAAGATCCTAACGGCGGAGAGGAGTTCATATCATTCTCAAACCAGGCGATACGTCCTGAGCCTACGGAATATATGACGGAGACCGGCATAGAGATATCCGTAAGGGTTCCTGAGTTTGACTATAAGATAATCGCTCAGAAGATGTCGCCGTTCCAGAGAGAGTCACAGAACCAGCTTGCGATACAGCTCTTCCAGATGGGCGTATTCAATCCACAGCTTGCGGATCAGGTGCTTCCGTTCCTTGAGATGATGAATTTCGAGGGCATTGACGCTATCAAGAAGAAGGTATCCGAGAATGGCATGATGTATCAGCAACTTCTTCAGATGATACAGCTCGCTACACAGATGGCACAACTCCTCGATAACGAGGCGATCATGGCAGGTAATCCCATGGGCGGTGGATATATGCAGCAGGTAATGGCCATTACAGGACAAGGCAATCCGGCTGCAGGACCCGTAGGGAGACCGCAGGAAGCAGCATCAGGTGTTCAGGGTATGCCGGCAACAGAATCAACCATAACAGCAAAGGCCCGTCAAAGAGTGGCTTCAGGATCAGCACCGAGGTGATGAGAGATGGTAAGCGTAACATACTGGCGTGAGTATTTACCGCATAAGTCCATAGGTTATCACTTAAAGGCAGAAGGCCATGCAGAATATAAGCCAAAGGACGATATAGTCTGTGCATCGGTCTCAACACTCTTTTATACATTGGCCAACTATCTCGAACAGATAGGTGCGGACGATCTCGTAGGTACAGATGAGGAAGATTTCCTCATAGAGTGCAAGGCTATGTTCCAGGATGAGGCCGTGCATACGGCGTTCCGCATGACAGTATTCGGCTTATCCCTTATACAGGAACAGTATCCCGATAACGTATCCGTGACAGAGATAGCGGATGAGACGGATAGGGGGGCCGAAATATAAAAACAAATGTGCTACTAAATAATTATCGTGTTCATGTTTCATTTCTCCAATTGACTGCGGATGCCCGTTAATGTCGCATACGGGCATCCAAGGTGGTTAGACCTTTTGGGGAACAGGGACATAACATAAATGCTCGTGGGTAAGCCACAGATAAATGACTCGTAGGAACAGACTACAGAAAGGAGCAGAGATGCTTAAACTCAAACACCGGCTCGATCTCCAGGCTTTTGCGGAAGGCCTTGAAGGTGCAGGAGATATGGGTACCGGTACAGACGGCAGTATGGAGACTGGCTTCGCCGACCAGACCGATGCGGATGACGATCTCTTCAGTTATGGAGAAGAGACTCAGGAAGCATCTACCGTTAGCTCCGACGAGAACAGAACCGACGATGTTGACGAATATCAGACGTTCCGTGAGAAGTACAAGGACCGCATAGGAGAGGATATTCAGGAAGCGATCCAGAAGAGATTCAAGAATCAGCAGTCATACGAGGATATGTACAACAACCTTCTTGATGAGCTTGGACCTTTATTCCTCAAGTATGGTCTTGATGGCTCCGATGTCGATGGGCTTAAAAATGCACTTGCATCTGACGACAGCCTACTCGAAGATACAGCATTCAACGAGGGACTGACTACTGAAGCATTAAGAGAACGTATGCAGCAGAAAAGAGAAAACACGAAGCTGCAGAAGGAACTCGACAAGTTAAGGGAAGAACAGGCAAAGGAACAGGCATCACGTGATGCGTACAATCAGTACAATGCCTGGGTGAAGGAAGCGGAGGATCTCAAACAGATATATCCCAACTTTGACCTTCGCCAGGAGCTTGAGAACGATGACTTCAGGAAGGACCTTATTGACAACGGCAGACCGTTAAGGAAGGCATACGAGGCAGCACATCTTGATGAGATAATCGCAGGAGCGATACAGACTACTGCTGCTAAAGTGCGTGAGGGTGTCACCAACGACATCAGGGCACGTGGCATGAGACCTGCCGAAAACGGCACGAGGATGGGCTCCGTCTCGGTCAAAAAGAATGTAAACGACTTGACCGACAAGGACATCGACAGGCTTATAGCAAGAGCAAGGGCGGGGGACATTATCTCCTTCTGACCCGAAGAGATGTTCCTTTCGGTTAGGGCGGTATTGAAAGGAGCATAAGAATGTTAAAACTCAACCTTAAGAGATTCGCAAACGAAGGTATTGCACCGCAGACCTTAAACGTACAGACCACACTTAAGAACACAACGGGAAGTAATGACCTTTCCCCTGAAATGAAAACCTTCTATGACAAGGCACTTCTTAAGTTTGCAAGACCGAATCTCGTACACGATCAGTTTGCACAGAAAAGAAATATTCCTAAAAACGGCGGTAAGACCATTGAGTTCAGAAGATACTCACAGCTTCCCAAAGCTCTTACTCCTCTTACAGAGGGCGTAACTCCTACAGGACAGAACCTGAACGTTACCGCACTTACAGCTACTGTTGCACAGTACGGCGGATATATCACTCTTTCCGATCTTCTCATCCTCACAGCTATCGATAACAACCTGATGGAAGCTATCGAGCTTTTAGGAGACCAGGCAGGAAGAACACTTGACACCATCACAAGAGAAGTACTTGTTTCCGGCACCAACGTAATCTATGCAGGAACAGCAACAGCAAGAACATCCATCACAGCTAATGACAAACTGACTGTAGTGGATATCAAGAAGGCTGTAAGAGAGCTGAAGGTAGGACTTGCAAAGAAGATCGACGGATACTATGTAGCCATCGTTCATCCTGACTGTGTATTCGATCTTGAGAACGATGACGAATGGATCAATGCTTCACAGTATGCAGGATCCACTCAGATCTTCGAGGGAGAGATCGGTAAACTCTATGGCGTAAGATTCGTAGAGTCCACAGAAGCCAAGATCTGGGCAAATGCCGGAGCAGGCACTCCCAAGATCTCTGTATATGCAACACTCGTAATGGGTAAGAACGCATACGGCACAACAATGGTAGAGGGTGGCGGACTCCAGTCCATCGTTAAGCAGCTTGGTTCCGGCGGAACAGCAGACCCGTTAACAAAAGCAGCGGCCTAACAGAGAAATCTGTTTTGAATAACCTCGTGAATTCAGGGGAACTCTCATTGAGACAATCCTGAGCCAAGCCTCGAAAGAGGAAGGTGCAACGACTATCCCGAAAGGGAGTACACACAAGCGTGTGGAAGTGCGAGGGATCCGAAAGGATCGTGATATAGTCTGATCTCCATAGTGATATGGAGCAGTCCTATAAGGACGGTGTAGGCGTAGCGAACCTACATGAACATAAATGTGAACCAGAGAGCAACTGCAGGATGGAAGGCTCTTAAGACAGCCAAGATCCTCTATGATGACTACATTGTAAGAATCGAATCTGCATCTTCCTATTCTTCAACTGAAGCCAACGCCGCCAACTAATTAGGTGGAAAGGACAACAGAATGGCTAAAGCAAAAGCTGCAGAAACCGAAACAGCCAAGAAGGAAGCGGTAGTAAATACTACTGAAACGGTATCAAAGGAAAAAGAACTTGCACAGGCTTTAGAAGAGATGAAGCGTGAGAGAGAAGCACTCTTAAACGAGAACAGAAGCCTCAAAGCCGAAGCGAACGAGTACAGAGCTAACGACGTGGATCTGGAAGAGACTCACGATGATGCTTACTGGCAGGAAGAGATAAACTTCGATGTTCCCTTCTATGGGGAGCCTGAAGATATCTCCGTAAAGGTAAACGGCAGAAGATTCCTCATGCAGAGAGGCGAGAGGGTAAGGATCCCGAGATTCGTTGCAGCCGTGATCATGAACCAGGAAGCACAGTTAAGATATTCATCCAAAATGAATAAACAGCTTCAGGACGAGTTCGAGAGAGATACCAAAAGATATCTTGGCGAATAATTAAGTTAATGTAGTGGTGGGGAGCAGGGCAACTTGCTCCCCATACTTATAGGAGGACTAATGAATAAGAAACTAATACCATTGGTAGTCCAGCTCAAGCAGAACAACAGAGAGATCCTTACTGGCATCAACCAGAACGATGCCGGTGTTCTGTTTGATATCAAGATAATGGACGGGCTTGAGACGTTCGACTTTTCAGGGTACTCCGTAGTTACTTTGAAGATACAGAAGCCTGACGGCACATTCAGGTATGACGCAAGCACAAGCGAATACCTGGATATCGTAGATCCGGTGCACGGCAGACTGAAAATAAACGTTCCCACATCATGCACGGCACAGAACGGTATGCACTTCTGTACTGTAGGCTTCGGATATGACGATACAACATACTTTGAGACCTTAACCTTCAACTACTTCGTAGGAGAGAATCCGAACGTTGACGACGAGGATGTAATAGGCACTAACGAGTTTCCTGTACTGTCAAACCTTATAGCACAGATATCCGGAGCACTTGGAGCCGAACAGATCAGGACATCCAATGAAGAGGACAGGGTGGATGCGGAGACATCAAGACAGAGCGTGACAGCAACACTTATAGCTTTATTTGTAGAGGCTATAGGATTTTTGGAAGACAGGATAACAGAGATGAGCTCCATGCTTGAAGAGTTCCAGAGAGCTATCGCAGAGGGTGGATCCGTTGATATATCACAGATAACGGCACTCGTTACCGAATCGGAATTACAGAATGCGATAAAGGATATCGATTACGGAAGCACGGCTACACAGAAGAACGGAAAACTCGTGATCTATCACGGAGCAGACGCAGATATAGGGACATTATCTGAAGGCGAGTTCGGATATGCGACAGACACCAATAAGCTCTATATAGGCGGTACAAATGGCAAGACAGTCATAAACGAGCCTTGTTTTATTGCAAGTGCATCGGCTCCAACGGACACAGAGAAGCTCTGGATAGATATCTCAGGCACGGCACCTGTAATTAAATACTATAACGGCACGGCATGGGTATCATGCAACACGGCAGTATTTGCATAAGGGGGTGAGACCTTATGGCAAATAAAAGCGGAACTATATACGGCACTCCAGCCAGTAACGGCAACTACTTGTACATTGAATGGGTAGAAAGCTCCGTTTCAACGTCGGGGAATACTTCCGTTGTTACTGCAACTGTGAAGTTATACAACGGGTATGGCTCGCACTCGGATGGAGACCCGACTTGGGTCACATTGTACATCGATGGCACAAAATACGAGGCAACTCTTAATTACTGGTCCGGATCTCCTGTAACACTCATCTCAAAGTCAAAGACAGTCTCTCACGCAAGTGACGGAACCAAGTCGTGTGCCATTTCAGCTACATTTAACACCAATGGCACTTCGACAGGCGTTGTATCCGCAAGCGGAAGTGCTGCTCTTACAAGCATACCAAGATATGCTACATCGAGTCAGTCCGTAGCGGAGAAAACAGACACCTCCATCAAGATGAACTGGAGCTCCGACTCTACTTGCGACTATGTATGGTACTCCATAGATAATGGCTCACATTGGACTGCGGTAGGCTCTGTAAACGCCAAGAGCGGGTCATACAGAATAACAGGACTGTCGCCTAAAACCAAGTACAACATCAAAACAAGAGTGCGGAGAAAAGACTCACAGCTCACCACAGACTCTTCTGCACTTGCTGTTACAACATACGGAGCAAACTACTTCACGTTTGCGTTAGAGGACATAACAGACGAAGGGAGCCTTACAGCGATAAAACTTAAGGCTACTACCAAAAACACAGAAGAGAACGCAACAAGCAAGATATATTCGGTCCAATGGGAATACTACCCGTCGGGCAATTCGGCATTGAAGGAGACGGTAAACGCCAACAATTGCCTTCCGGATAACGGAGCATTTAACCAGACTCTGTCGGGACTTCTTCCTGGTATGACATACATCATAACGGCGAAGTTATATAAAGGGACTGTCTCAAACGGTACCCTCGTGAAGTCTCAGGCGATATCCGTAGCCACGGCACCACTTGAAGCTGCACTTAGGCTCACGGCAAGATCATCAAGTGTTATCCATATAGCACTTCAGGGGGTGCCTGCTCTTGAGTATGCGATGAGAGCCGACGTGTCATTCAAGAAAAGAGAGGACTCCACGTGGACACAGCAGGGAGTCGTGAATATACCGGCAGGAAGCACGGTTCCTGTTGACTATCTGTTCACGGGGCTCACACAGATGACCGGATATGATTTCAGGGCACAGCTCTATAAAGTAAGCGGTACAAAGACATATCTGATCAAGACCTATGAGCTCAATACAAGTACGCTTGCATATGTGCCAGGGCTTGAGGACCTTCTCCCATATATCAAGTCGTCGGTAGCGGTACCTATGGCGGGAAAGGGATATATCGTAGTCGGATTAAGCGGAACACTTCCTGAAGGGTTCAGCGTTCACATCTATTCTTCAGAGGATGACACAGATTATACAGATCTCGGTGCTGTCGCAAGCGATATGAACGAACAGATATCCGCATCTGTTGGTACGGAACTGTATTACAAGTTGGCTCTCGTAGACATAAACGACAATGCGTATAACGAGACAGAACCCGTGAGCATAACTTTCCCCCAGTTCACAGTACCCGTATGGCATACGGGGGACCCATTCAATGTAACGGCTTCTGATATGCGTAGGTTTGCAAATGCTCTTATATCGCTTTATCAGTACCTTGATATTGAGGGCGATGTATCATCGTACACAGATCTGTATAACGCACTTGTGACAAAGATGGGCACGCTCAATGCAGGTTCCGTGGCCGAAGGCGGTGAGAACTCTGGATATATCCTTATAGACTCTCTTGCGAGTGCGATAGCGGGATTAGATCCGGCAGAGCCTAAAGCAGCAGGAGACCCGATACAGGCAAGTTATTTCAATGCTATGTGCGACGCCATAGAGGACGCTATAGGAACGATAATGGATTAAGAGGAGACGACATGACAGTAAATGAAGCATTAGCAAAAGTAAAAGACAGAAAGCCGAATGCGTACTCCGATGAGTCTCTCAACGACATGATCAACGACTGCGAGGCGATGATACAGAGGGAGATCATGCTCACGGCTCCTGATGAGATCATACAGTACGCATGGCCTGATGACAGAGATAACGAGCTTATCCTTCCAAGACCTTATGACATGGTTTATGTCTACTATGTCAAGATGATGATCGAGTTTGAACAGGAAGAGTATGAGGCTTATAACAACACCAAACTGATGTTTGAAGCACAGTATCAGGACGCAAAAGGCTACTATAACAGACTGAATCCGAATCCACCAGCACTCAAGATAACGAACTGGATGAGGGGGTGAACGCATGAACTTTCCTATACTGGCAGGCTCAAAGATCCCCGTAAGCAGACAGGTTATAGAGTTCAAGGGATATGACGTGCAGAATGTTATAGATCCTGGCTCCATGCGTGATATGAGGAATCTGTCCTCGGATGAATATCCTTCCATCTACCAGAGGAAGAAGAGAGGCATATACTCCGATATCTATTCAGGGCCTATAACCATTCTCCCAAGACGTGAGAAGCTTGCGGTCTGTGATGAGACATCATTCTGGTATGACGGCAGGCGTATCTTCGACTTTGAACTCACATACGAGGGCAAACGTCAGATGCAGGCCGTGAACACAAGGATAGTAATATTTCCCGACAAGATCTACTACAACACGGAAACAGGCGAATACGGAAAGCTGGACAACGAAGTCAGAGCATCGAGCGTCACATTCCATAAGGACCCTACGACTAAACAGACGTGCTGCACATTTACCTTCCCCGAAGGTAACAGCCTCGAAGGATTCTATCGCAACGACGCAATAGTATTCGAGGGCATGAGTACCATCATAAAGGGATACACCAACGGCAAGGATAACAACATAGAGCCATCCATCATCGAGAGAATAGAGTACGAGGACAACGAGATCTACTTCTCAGAGGGCGTTATAAACTATCCGACTGAGGACGAGGCAGACTTCACAGACACGGGAGAACACGGAGACGGATTCACCATAGAGAGGAAGATACCTGACCTTGACTACATCCTTGAGTATGGCAACAGGCTTTATGGGTGCAAGGGCAACATGATCTATGTATCAAAGCTCGGAGATCCTACCAACTTCTATTTCTTCGGTACGGGTACAGCAGAATCCTCGTATCAGGTGGAAGTCGGTACAGACGGAGACTTCACGGGCATTGCACCGTATCCTACACACATTCTCTTCTTTAAGGAGAACTGTGTTCACAAGTTATACGGATATAAACCGGCAAACTATCAGCTTATCACTACCAACTGTCTCGGCCTTGAGAAGGGCTCTCACAAGTCCGCACAGCTTATTAACGGAGTCATCTTCTATAAGTCACGTGAAGGCATCATGGCATACACAGGAGATACTCCTACACTTATCTCCCAGAACTTCGGGAAAGAGCGATACGACACAGCCGTAGCAGGTACGGATAACATGAAGTACTACATCTCCATGCGTAACAAGGCGGATGATAAATGGCGGTTCTTTGTGTTCGATATTGAGAAGGGTCTGTGGCATCTGGAAGACAATACAAGAGCAGAAGACTTTGCATTCATAGATAATCAGCTCGTATTCACAGACCACGACAAGGGCAAGATCATAACGGTAACAGGATCCGCAAGCAATGGGGAAAAGGATCCCATCGAATGGTATGCGAAATTCGGGCCGTATGACGAGTTCCTTGAAAACAAGAAGGTGTACTCCAAGATCAATATGCGACTCCTGATGGAAGAGAACAGCGATATATCCGTATGGATCTCCGTGGATGAGGGTGCCTGGGAGAGCGTATGCCATCTGTCCACATACTTCAAGAGGACTGTGGAGCTTCCCATCGTTCCAAGAAGATGTGACAAGTTTGCTGTTTTGATCACGGGTACAGGCTATACGAAGATAGAGTCTATGGCTCGGTTAGTGAGAGAGGGGACGATGAGATGATAAGACTTGAATATCCCAAAACAGATATAAGCAATCTCTCAGACCATGACAAGATCATAGCTTTGAAGAATCAGGTGGATATACTTGCAAATAACCTGCAGATAGTAATGGATTCCATTGAAGATGATCTGGAAAGGCTGTCGGAAAATGAAAATAAGTAACGTAATAATCGTGCTGATACTTTTGGCTCTCACGGTGGGAGCCATAAGCTACATATATTCAGCACCACTCTTATATATCATATGGGAAATGAGGTGAAAGGAAATGAATAAGGAATGGCTTAAAGCAGCTCTTATAAGGGCATTAAAGACCTTTTGTCAGGGTCTGGTAACCATGATAGGAGCGGACTATATCTCCATCGTAGACCTTGACTGGGCGAGAATGCTCGGCATGGCAGCAACGATGGCACTCGTATCTATCCTTACAAGCATAGCAGGACTTCCCGAAGTTCAGAAGATAGAGGAGGAGATCAATGAGTAATTCACCATTAGTAAACTATGTGAAACTTTCTCCCCACTACGATTCAAGGGACGGGAAAAAGATAACCGATATCACTATCCATCATATGGCAGGCAACCTTACAGTCGAGCAATGCGGTCAGGTATTCCAGACAAGACCCGCTTCTTCAAACTACGGAATCGATTCACGTGGAAGAGTCGGTATGTATGTAGAGGAAAAGTACGCTTCATGGGCTAACTCAAACTTCGCTTCTAATCAGAGATCTATCACGATTGAATTAGCGAATGACAGAACAGGCGGGAACTGGCACGTGAGCGATACGGCCATCAACAAGTGCATCGAACTCTGTGTAGATATCTGTAGAAGGAACGGCATCAAGAGACTCAATTTTACCGGTAATACTTCAGGGAACCTTACAGCACATCGTATGTTCACGGCTACGGCTTGCCCAGGCGATTATCTGTATAGCAAGTTCAACTACATTGCAAACGAAGTCAATAAACAGTTAGGCCAGCCTGTAGGCACTCTCGTGGTAGACGGATATTTTGGCGAGTTATCCACCATGAAGTTACAGAAGATGCTCGGCATCGTTCAGGACGGATGGGTAGGCGGACAGACAGAGCCGTGCAGACCTTATCTGATGAACTGGACTACGGCAAGATATAACGACGGATATCTCGGATCAACTACAGTAGACAGACTTCAGAGATACGTCAAGAACAGAGGATTCAATCCTGGGGACATCGACGGGCTTTGCGGAAAGAATACCGTTATAGCTATCCAGAGATTCCTTAACTCGAAAGGTTATGACGTGAAGGGCGTAGACGGATACTTCGGGCCGGATACGGCAAAAGCATTCCAGAGATTCTTAAACTCTATATAAGTTTATATCGGGGCGAGGCGATCTAAAAAATATACTTTGCTAATGTGAGCAAGAGTGGTTGTGTCTCTAAACCCTCGCCCCATATAATACAGACATTCGTGAAAGGAGAATTAAATGGCAACAAATAACGAGCAGTATAAGAGTGCATACTCGACCATGATCAATGATCTTGTGAATAAGGCCATAAATCGTGAGGTGTTCCAGTATGACCCTGCCACGGACGCTGCCTATCAGTCATATGCTAAACAGTATGCAAGACTCGGTGACGAAGCAGCAAGGGATACCCTTGCGGACGTTTCGGCTAACACAGGCGGTCTTGCATCTTCTTATGCTGTAACGGCTGCACAGCAGGCAAGAAACAAATACAACGAGGCTTTGACGGACAAGATACCGGCACTCATGGAAGCAGCTTATGACAAGTACAGAAATGAATATAATGACACGCTGGCGGGTATCGGCACTCTCCAGGGGCTGGACGATTCCGCATATAACAGATTCTCTACAGACAGAAGCTTCAACGAGAACGTAAGACAGTACAATCAGAACTATGAGCTGGACAAACAGGGACAGCAGTTTGAACAGATGCTCAACAGATGGACTACTCTTGGATATGCGACAAAGGATGTGGCTAAATTCTTCGGTATTCCTGAAGGAACTAAAACAGACGATAGTTCATACAGATGGGCCCAGTTTGCTTTACAGCAAGCGACTGCCGGCTCTTCGGGTGGATCGGGTGGCGGAAGCGGTGGTCGTAGACGCAAGAGCAAGAGCTCGGGTGATGATACAACTACAAGCAGTCCGAATACTGGCTCGGTTTCATCACCTATCAAACAGTATGCTCCGGCTAAAGTTGCATATAAAGGCGGTCTCACAGTTTATAAGGGGGCACCTGTTGCCTACGATGTAGACAAGAGCAACAACAAAAACAAAGTAACCAAGAAGTATGCATATACTCGTTAAAAGGAGATAACAATGCCATTAAACGAAAGCATATACAGAAGAAAAGAGAAGGAAGAAGAGGAACGCAGAAAAAGAGAACAGGCTGCGGAGATGTTTACCAGCGGAGCACAGAGCTCTTCAAACTCAAATTCGGGCAATTCCTCGACTTCTTCACAAAACTCGTCTCAAACGTCACAGGGGGGCTCACAGAGTCCCTCTGCAATAAGCAAACTGTTCCATTCAACGGCAAGGAAGTATTCTAACGCCACAGCGAATGATCCTACAAGGAGAAACAGCAGAGGACAGGAAGTATCAAGCAGAGCCCGTACCAGAAGTGCCGTAAACTCTCCGAAGGCTACAGGAACGAAGATAAAAGAGGACACAGGCGAGTGGGCAAAGAATGAGGCATACGGTGCCTTAACAGGATTTAATAAGGAACTCGCTTCCGCAGCAGACTTCCTTCTTCCTGATGTTATTACTCCGAAGAAAGTACAGAACGTCCTTGACTATTACAGAAATGCCGATGAGGAACAGCAGCAGAAGGTACAGGCATCGAGAGGCGACTCCAAACTCCGTGAGATAGCGGGTACCATAGGCGGTGAAACTCTTAAGAATATCCCTGCTGCAGCAATGGCAATGCTCTCAGGCGGTACATCTGTGGGTGCTCAGGTAGCAGGCAAGGCGGTTCCTTCTCTCCTTGAAGGTGCACAGATGGCAAAGACCGGCAATATCGTACAGAGAGCGATGAGCGAGGTTGCAAGGACTTCCGGACAGAATCCCATGTTCTGGGAGACCTTTATGAGGACTGTGGGCCCTACATATGACAACGAGATACAGAACGGTGCGGATCCTATAAGGGCTACGTTATCCGCATATGCGAACGCACTCCTTAATGCACAGATAGAGATCGGCGGTGGTGTTGAAGTCTATGACCCTTCGGAGGTATTCTGGAAAGCTGCAGCACGAAGTGCTAAAGAAGAGGGCCTTGAAGAAGTACAGCAGTACGCCGTTGAGAACCTGGTAAATAAGGCTGTTGGATCTAACACGGCTAAATGGTTCTCCATGAACCGTGGAGAGGATGCTGTTATCAATCCTATTGATATGGCCGAACAGGGATTCTATGGTGCAGCCGCAGGCGGACTTATGTCAGGCGGACGTACTTTAGGAGTAAATGCCGTAAACAGTATTCGTAACGATAACTACAGAAATGCCAATCCGGATCTTGAAGAGAGAGCCAATGAGCTGATACAGAGAGCTTCCTTACAGGGAAGAGAAGGCGAGATGGCTACAAGGGCACAGAACCTTGCGGAAGAAGTATCCGATCAGATGGCAAGAGGCAAGGCTCCCACAGCTTATCAGATGAGAGAGCTGGAGAGAGCCGTAGCAACAGACGAATACTATAACGATAAAGCTTATCAGGAAAGCTCTCAGGAGAGATATAACCAGGCGGTAAACGAGGGAAGAGCAAATACCGTTGAGAGTACGGGAACAGCCGACGAGTATTACGGCTTCCAGCGTGGGCTCACAGAGACTGAACAGAGGAACTACGAAAGAGCAAAAGCCGTAATGGGAGAAGATGCTTCCGAGAGAAGCGTAATCGCCGTAGGCAGGTTCATGACCGGTTCCGAGAGCAACAGCGATATCGATACCATCCTTTTAGATCCTAAAGCAAAGAGTGCTGTGGAAGAACTCACAGACGTGACTCTTCCTATAAACAACACGAAGGCAAGGACTGAACTGGAAAACCTTGCACTTGCTCATAATATTGCGAACAACGACAGGATTCTTGAAGAGACTCATAACGATATCCGCACCAATATGTCAAGACGTGGCGGTGAGTTTTTTGATCAGAACTATGACGAGGCTGTGGCGACTATTGACGAACCTAACGCAGCCGATATCTATGAGAGCTTCTTCTCAAGATTCTATACAGCCGGTACTGTGGAAGGTGCGGACTTTGAGAAGACTTATAACAGGATAATCTCTCCTTTAGTCGAGGACTTTGGTGAGGAGCTTGGCACAAAGATATCTCAGGTATTTAACCATGACTTTGCACAGAAAGTATTTGCAGAAGGACAGATAGCTATGAACTCTGTAAGGGCAAAGGCTCAAGGCAAGAGGTTATCTGTCAAGGCTTCCGAGAATCCCGCAGGCTTTACCTATGAGGCGGAAGCAAGAAAGCATATCTCCGATAAGGAAGCGGAACTCTTCACGAAGCTGGCTGAACGTGCGAAAGTACATATAAGGCTTGTAAGCTCCATTGCCGGTGGTAAGGCTAATGGATCCTATGATCCTGAGACGGGTGTCATCCTCATTGCAGCAGACTCCGATAATAAGTTTATAACCGTATTCAAGCACGAACTTACTCACCATCTGAAGAACACTTCTCCGGAGATGTATCAGAAGTTAGAGGACTTCGTTTTCAAGAGATGGTATGACGGAGACCCTGAAAAGATGGAAGAGAGGGTACAGGAGTATCAGAAGAGATACGGCTTCCGCCCTGATGAGGCTCGTGAGGAGATCATAGCGGACGCTTCCGAGGCATTCTTCACAGACCAGGGTGCTATCAATGACGCTGTTACCTTCAATGAGAAGATGGCCCGTGCTATCCATGACGGTATCAAGAGTTTGCTCGATACCTTCCTTGATCTGGTAGACACAGACAGACGTGCTGACAAGGGATACGGAGACTTCCTTGAGGATCTCGATATCTTAAGAGATGCGGAGAAGATGTGGCTTGAAGCACTCAATGAAAGTGTAGGAAGAAGCAAGGCACAAGCAGAAACGGAGTCAAAAGCTAAAGGCGAAGTTAAACACTCCTTAAAGGACTCTGACGGCAATACGTTATCCAAAGGGCAGCAGGAGTACTTCAAGGATTCTAAAGCAAGGGACGAAAATGGCAACCTTCTTGTGCTGTATCATGGTACAGAGAATGCTGGCTTTACGATTTTTGATAGTGAGGCAGGAATATCATCTCCGGCGTTCTTCTTCACAAACAATCTTGAGATTGCCAAAGGATATAGTGGTACGCATGACATTGCGAGAATGCCGTCCTTTAAAAGTGTCGAGGCAGTCCAAAAGGCTATTAAGAATGACATGGATGCCGACATAGAGATCCGGAAAGAAGATGGCAAGTATGTTATGTACGAGGATGGAGATTATGTAGATGAGTCAAGAAATTTGAATGATCTGTATAATCTCTATAATCAGTATAGTGGCTTTGGTGGTACAAGTGCGAACTACAAGGTATACCTTAATGTTAATAATCCGCTTATTGTAGATGCTAAAGGCAAATCCTGGGATGACATCACAACAGATTTTTCGGACGAACCTATGACATCAAATGCCATAGCGGAATATGCTAAAGAGAATGGCTATGACGGAGTCGTTATAAGAAATGTAGTAGACGCCGGCCTTTATAACTCTTCAGGTGAGTATAAGACAGGAACAGATGTTATTGCTTTCAATCCGGAACAGATAAAGGATATCGACAATAAGAATCCTACCAAAGACCCTGATATCCGCTTTTCTATGAAAACTCCTGTAGAAGAAACCAGGAAGATGATTGCGTGGCATAACATTAACAGCAGCAATATCAACGGGGTTCTCGAACTTGGTGGACTGGCAATGCCGTCATTTGCTATAAAACCTTCAGATATAGGTCACGGCACTTATGGAGACATAAGTATCATTGCAAGTAAGGACAGCATAGATCCCAAGGTCAGCAAGTCGCAGATGATATTTGGCGGTGATGCATGGACACCTATGTTCCCTGATGTAAGCATCAAGGCGAGTGAAAAAGTCGCAAAGAGGATAGATGAAAGGCTGAAAGGCATATTAGGGATAAAACGTTCTAATGAGCTTCCTGGCAATTTGAGATACCCTGCTATTGATACAAGCAATTTACAGGATCAGCTTCAAAGATGGGGAGACCCGTATAATGCCTATGGAAAGAATACCGTACTTCGCCTTGCGTATGTAATGAATGGATTGGGCAAGCAGTATTCTCTGCCTATGAAAGAAGGGAATTTAGGCGGATATGACAAAGCCTTTTGGGAGCTCGTTGATGACAGACTTCCGAAGAAATCCATTCAAGAGTTCATAAATGAAGATGTTATGCAGTACGAACCTATATTGCGTGACATTATGTATGAGACTTACGGAAAAGCTTTTGACGAGAAATTTAAGGGCAAGAAAATGAAATTATCGAACCCTTATAAAAAAGAATTGTCATGGGGCGAAGTTGACAGGATCATATACGATTTGAACACCTACAGAAAAATTGGTATTAAGCCCGACGCAGATACAGTCGCTTTAGAGAACGATCTCGATAACATAATCCAAGAGAACGAGGACGGGTACAAAAGATGGATTGACGAACTATTTGACGGTGTAATCGAAAAGAAGGGAGTGCGTAATAACAAAGACATGTTCACGCCTTCCGGCAGCAGAAGAAGTTGGGAATCACTTCATGACGATTACAATCTTGCTAATATAGTCAAAGCGATGAAAGGCCAGTCTAAACAAGGCAACAATTCCATGTTCACAACTGCAGGGAATGTTAAGGGTGCTGCACTTAAATCCTATAGTGATATAGAAGATGTGCGTAGGGATCTCGGTCGAATCGCTCCTGAAGAAAGCGAAGAGATAAAGTCAAAATATGATCAGTTCATGGAAGATACCAGAGTACTTGCTAACCGGATAGCTGATGATCCATTCAGTGGATCCGAGATGCTTGCAGACATTTTATCCCATGCAAAAACTGAAGCTTCTATTTACAGATTCCTTAATAGGGAGTACGACTTTTTAAGAACTCAAAACCATCTTGACCTCAAGACTTTAGCCACGGACATCTATAATCTTGGCCAGTTAGCTAACACTCTTCCAATGGAATACTTTGAGTCAAAGATTTATAGAGCCTATCCGCTTCAGGAAGCACTCGCAATTGTAGTCCCTGATAATCTTGACAGTAAAACGGTGGACAGAATCAAAGAGTACAACGGCAATATCTTAACCTATAAGGCAGGAAATGAAGAGGATCGTCTTGCCAAAGTTAACAGCGTTGAGGGTGCAAAGTTCTCCCTCAAATCCAACGGAGAATCACGTTCCTATCAGTCCACCATCACGAAGCTTGAGAACCAGGTTAAGGACCTTAAGAGCGAGTTCAAGAGAACTAACCTTAAGACCGCAGACCAGAAGCAGGTACGTATCCAGGCAGGTAAGCTCATAACAAGACACGGCTCTAATATGCAGGCACAGAAGAGCCTCATAGATACCTTTAACGAGATCTTCAGGCTGTATAAGGAGAAGGGCACGGATGCTTTTGATGAAGTCTATGAGATAGCGAAGAACGAAGCAGTCAACATCGTTAACAACATAAGTGTTGTACATAACGAAGGAGAGGAAACATACAAGGCTATCAAGGACTACTTAAGGAATACTCCCATCACCATCTCCGAGGACATGAAGAGGAATATCACAGACTTCAACGACTTCAGGAAAAGGTACTTCGGAAAGCTCAAGATCACCAACGGCAATACTACCAACATCGATACCGTCTATATGGAACTTATGGAGTTATTCCCCGAACAGTTCACAGAGGATTACGTGAACCCTGCGGATCAGCTCTATCACATGGCGGACGTGCTTGACAACTATGCTCCGTACTATGAGACATTAGACGGTGCTTCCGAAGAGATGCAGGACTATGTAGTCGATATCGCTTCCGATATTATGGAGACCGCATACGGCTTACAGACCAAAAAGACCTTTGCGGATAAGAAGTATGAGGAAAAGGTAAGGGCTGTAGAGAAGGCGAGACAAAAGGCTCTGGAGTCAAGAGATGTTGCACTTGACAGACAGAAGAAGCGTTACGAGAAGAAGCTGAACGATCTCAAGCAGCACAACAGGGATGTGCGTGAAGGCAGAAGGGAGAGGAAGGAAGAGTCTGAACTCAGGAGCAAACTTCTTAAGGTAGCGAGACGACTTGACAAGATGAAGACTACCAAAGAGAACAGAACCCTTATCCAGAACCTTATAGGTGATATGGACCTTGTGGCCAAGTCAATGACCGGCAAGACTCTGAATGATCTTAACGACTTAAGAAATTGGTACGACGAGCAGAAAGAAGCGGATCCATTCTTCTATGATCCCAATGTAGAAGCGAAGCTGAAGAGACTCACAAAGAAACAGATAGCGAACATGGACCTTAACGATGTGCGTGATCTGAACGAAGTCCTGAGAGCGATAGAGACTTCTATAAGGAATGCGGATAAATTCCTTAAGAGCTATTACAAAAAATCAGTCAAGAAGGCAGGACTTGAAGTAATAGAAGATGTTAATAACTCAAAGGGAGTAAAGGACAATCCTCTTGGAACCGTAGACAGATTCTTTATCAATGGCACACTTTCTCCGGAAAGGCAGATACACAGAATCACGGGATACAATGATAATGATCCTCTGTATGTAGCGACAAAGGAGCTGTCAAAAGGCCAGAGGGATATGCTCTTCTATCAGATGAACTCCTGGAATATGTTCAAGAAGTTTATGAAGGACAAACAGTTTATTAATTCTCTCAACGGAAAGAAGGCGAGAGAGATAGAACTGTCTGCGATATCCAAAGATAAGGAAACGACCATTAAGGTAACTCCGGACGTAGCGATATCACTTTACTTGTCCAGCATGAATGATGACAACATGAGACACATGGGAGTCGGCGGTGTGGAAATACCTGACATCAAGGCATATAAGAACGGTGAACTTAAGAAGGCTTACAGAAACTCCACAAGGGTGACATTCTCAAAGGAACAGCTTGCAGCAATAGAAGGATCTCTCACAAAGCAGGAGAAGGCTTTTGCGGATACAGCACATGAGTACTATAACTCCGTTGCTCCAAAGGCCATAAACGAAGTAAGTGAGATCCTCAAAGGTTATTCTTTGGCACAGGTTGAGAACTACTTCCCTATTCAGGTAAATAAAAACTTCCTCGACAGAGACTTTGAATCACTTAAGTTTGACGGGACTATTGAGGGTATGGGTAGCCTGAAGGAAAGAGTCAAGGCAAGCAATCCCATAGTCATCAACGGAATAGTTGATACTATCACAAGAAGCATTAACGAAAACTCCATGTATGTAGGTCTGGCAATTCCCGTAAGGAACTACAGCAAGCTCCTCGGAGTAAAGAACATAACCTATACTGAAAGTGACAGAGGCGGAAAGACCGAAACCAAAGTCGAGTATAACGGCTCTGTCAACGAGTCTATCTCAAAGAAGTGGGGCGATCAGGCTATGAAGTACATCGAGAAGTTTATGACAGACTTACAGACAAGCAGAGGCTCCGATGATGACTGGGAAGCCGTACTCAATAAGTGGAGATCCAACTACGCCGGTGCTGTGCTTACTCTTAATGCTTCTGTTGCCATCAAGCAGGCAGCATCGTATCCCACAGCGATGGCTGTACTCGGAGCAAAGCCTCTTGCGAGAGCTATGGCTGACGTGGGTAAGGTAGACCTTGATCTTATAGAGAAGTACACTCCGTTACAATGGTATAGATCTCAGGGGTACTCCACGAAGGAACTCGGAGATATAAGAGCCGGAAGAAAAGGCTCCGCCGTCGATAAACTGACATCTGTTCCCATCCTTAATTGGATTCAGGCAATGGATGTACTGACCACAAGAAAACTGTGGAAGGCTTCGGAATACTATGTAAGGCAGAATAACAGGAGTCTTAAGCAGGGAAGTGATGAGTACTACAAGGCCGTTGCGGATATCTACAACAGAGTAATTGAAGAGACCCAACCGAACTACACAGTAATGCAGAGACCAGGACTTCTGAGGTCCGACAAGTCAATGGTACAGATGCTCAATATGTTCAAGACGCAGCCTTACCAGAACTTCAATATCCTTTACGATTCCATTGGAAACTATAAGGCAAAGGCGAAGGTATATAAGAAGGACAAGAGCTCGAAAGCTCAGGCTGACGTCAAGAAAGCATACAAGGATATGCAGAACGCTGTTCTGTCTCAGGTATTACAGCTCGCAGTCTTTGCAGCTATGACATCACTTTGGGCATTGTTCAGAGGCAAGGACGATAAGTGGAGAGATGAGGACGGCAAGCTTTCAATCGAGTCCTATATGAAACAGCTTGGTAAAGATATGTTAAGCGGTTCTGCTGCGATGATCCCTCTCGGTGCAGACTTATATAATGCGATATCAAGTGCAATTACAGGAGATTACTATTACGGATTCTCATCTGTAACAGACTCATCCATTTCGGATCTGTTCAATTCACTTAACCAGACTATGACCCTTATACCTTCCGTTGCAGAATATGCAAAGGAAAGAAGACCTGGCGAACCTATCCCAGACGATCTTAAGAAGTCATCAAAGAAACTTCTTGAAAACACTTCAAGGTTCTCCGGAATCCCTTACAGTAATTTGAGGAATCTTTGGGACGGCGTATATCGTTGGGTAGCGATAGCAGGGCATGGTGAGTATGTAGGAGAATACCTTTCTCAGAAGGCTACGTTTGCGAAGACATCTGTAATGATGGATAACTTATTCAAGGCCTACAGAAATGACAAGGCACAGTATGATGAACTCCGTCAAATGATGATCGATGACGGCATTCAGGAGAGTTCCATCGATTACGGCATGAAGGACCGTATGAAGAAGAACAAGACCGAAGCCGAACAGAAAGAGTATGACGACAGTATCAAGACTCTTGAAAGGTCTTCCCTGTGGAAGGATGCGGATGCAGAAGATAAAGAGGGCTACGAGAAGATCATTGAAAAGATAGCCGTAGGAATTGAAGACGGTGATACTGAATCTTATGCGAAACTTGCGTCAAGCGGAGTATCTGAAGAACAGGCCATTCTTTATAAGCTGGCACTTAAGAAGGTGGACAAACCTAATAAGAATGGAAATCTGGGAACATACACGAATGACGAAAAGGAAGCAGCACTCAGGCTTCTTATGAAAGACTTTAACCTCACGGCTAAACAGAAGGAAGCACTCAAAGGCTAACGACATAGGGGGGCCGAAAAGGTCCCCCGAATGTGCTATGTTGAACGCATGAAAGGAGCAAGGGAATGAGCGAAACAATCACAGTCGCACTCATATCCGGAATCTGCGTAGTGGCATCAGCATTGATCACGGCAGCGATATCCAAGAGCCAATTCTCAATGGAATTGGACAAGCGTATCGCTGTAATGCAGACAAACATCGGGAATATGACAGACGACATAAAGGCACTTACTGTGGAAGTAAGGGCCCACAACAGCTTCGGCACCAGGATTGCGGTGATGGAAGCACAGATAAGAGAATTAAAAGGAGACCATAATGGATAAAGATATATCTTTTGTAGCGTTTGAGAGCGTGTGCTCAAGGTTTGAGAGAACGATCAAAAGGCTTTGGATACTCGTTATAATCCTTACGGTACTTCTTGTAGGGACAAACTGTGCTTGGTTATGGTATGAATCACAGTTTGAATTTGTGGAAAGCACAGAAGTTAGTCAGGACGTTGATGCCGAGGATGGCGAGAATGTAATAGTAAACGGCATAGGAGATATCGATTATGGCGAAAGTGAAGCAGACGGTTAAGACTACCAAAACACGTGTAAAGACTAAAGGCAAGGGTGCCGACTATATAAGGTGCAATATGTGTCACGGCACCGGAATTGTCAAGAACGGACACAAAAAGAAAAGCAACTGATGAAGTACGACCTGGAACTGTCGAGATCCGAGCTGGAGAAACTCATAGACGAATGGATCCTTTCGGAGAGAGACAGAAAGATTTTAAAACGAAGGCTCATCGACGGCATACGCTTTGAGCCACTTGCTGAAGAGTTTGACCTTTCCGTAAGGTATACCAAAACTATTGTCTACAAAGGTGAGGACAGACTCTTCAGGCATCTTGAAAGGAGAGACAATGGCGAACGCAAGGAACTATGAAGAATACAGAAAGCAGGTCCTTGACGAACTTGGCATAGAATATGTGCTCGAGGATATCACGGACTTCAGAAGATGGAAAAAGAAGTTGCTGGACGGCCTTGCTGATCTCATTACCAAAGGTGATATGACCGAGCCTGTTGCAAAGTGGCTTGAAGCACATCCGGAGATCACAACTACCATACAGGACGGAGAGGTAACCACAGTTAAGATAGCAGACGAAGCCATCAACAGCGACAAGCTGGCGGATGGCTCTGTTACATTTGCGAAACTTGCGAACGGAGTAGTAAAGAATGTTACTCCTGACTATACTTCCGGTAAACTCAAAGTACAGTTTTCCAATAACACAGAAGTTGAGATAGAAGTAGCCGACAAGACCGCAAGAACCAGACTGGATTCACATGACACAGCACTTGATACAAAGGCTAATGTGTCGGATCTTACGGCAGAAATAAATGCAAGGCAGAGTGCTGTCACAGCAGAGGCCACAGCGAGAGAAAATGCTATTTCTCAGGAGGCATCGGCAAGGACTTCGTCCGACGCTGCGATTAATGCGAGAATAGATAATATTGTTGCACTTCCTGAAGGATCCACCACGGGCGATGCGGAGCTTATGGATATTCGTGTTGGGGCAGATGGTGTAACATTTCCAAGTGCAGGTGATGCAGTAAGAAAACAAGTTTCTAATTTAAAAAATAGTATTATTAAAACTGTATCATTGGAAACAAGTGATATTTATAATGGATATGTCAACTGCAATGATGGTACATTCGTAGATAGTGCCAGCTATAAAAGAACAGGGCATGTACCTTTGAATGGTGCGATTTGGGGAAGAACCGTCCTTGTAAATTGCACATTTGTTGGTAGTAGCGGTGTTTCCTTTTATGATCAAAGCAAGCACTTCATAAGAGGTTATACTTTCGACACAAGGCCAGAGGGCGGAAAATGGGGATTCAATAAAAACCTGCCTGTTGTTATACCAGAAAATACATACTATATAGCAATAAGCATAGGGATAGACAATTATTCTAATCCAAGCGATTTGGCTATTTTGTATGCGGATACCAGCAGCAACTCTCTCACTACAGTAGAAAATAAGATTTCTGCCTTAAGGAGAGACATATTAAACGGCTGCCATGTCAACCCTGTGGACATAGTTGCAAATGGTTCATTCAATGCTTATGGGGTTACAACAGGAGCATCAAACAGAATCCGTACTGATTTAATTCCAATTAAGTCAGGGGACAAAATTATTATTGAAAATGGATCGTTTGAACATGCCATTGGTATGTGGAACGGACAACCGTCGCAATCTACCATAAAAAGAAACGATAATTCTTTTTTAGCAATAACAGAAGAAATAACGGCTCTTTATGATGGATATATAGTAGTTGTATTTAGAAAACCGGATAATACAGATATTGCCCCAAGTGATTTTGATGGTACAGTTAAATTATATAATCCTCTCATATTGAAACATGAGGAGAAAATAGCAGAAATTGATTCCGATCTGGAAGACATTACTGATGGATATTCGCATGGGTACGTATATGGAACTGTTGTAGCTAATGGATCGTTCACTGCAACAGGAGTTTCAACGGGAATATCATATCGAATCCGAACCGATTTAATTCCGGTCAAGTTAGGGGATAAAATCGTTATTGAAAATGGCTCTTTCGAACACGCTATTGGAATGTGGGACGGAACGCCATCATGGTCTACCTTAAAGAGAAACGATAATTCTTTTTCAGCAACAACAGAAGAAGTAACAGTGCCATATGATGGCTTTATCGTAATTGTTTTTAGAAAATCGGGCAACCCGGATATTATTCCAAGTGATTTTGATGGCAGAATATATCTATATAACACAATTGCTTATAGAGAAAGCGTGGCGATTAGTGAAATACCATTAGTTCCGAGCTATTATTATTCGGGTAATTATTTAGAAAATAAGGCATCAAGAATAAACACACTTGGAAAACTTGGCGATGATGTATTTGTGTTTATTACAGATATTCATTGGGAACGTAATGCCAAGTACAGCCCCGCATTAATATCATATCTTGGCCAGAATTGTGCAATCCACAAAATTTTTAATGGTGGAGATACTGCAGATGCTTCACTCTTAAATGTTTATAAAAGATATAGAAAAACAATAGATGGAGAAGTTTATCATGTGACTGGAAATCACGATTGGTTTTATCCAAGTGATGGAAAAGACCTGTATTATTGCATGGATGGTGCAAATAATAATCAAATTGGTGATGCTTTTAAGCACTATTGGTACACAGATAATGTTCAGCAGAAAATTCGCTATGTTGTCTTGAATCCATTTTCAAGGGAAGGTGAAACACAAACACTTACTGTTGGATATGATGCAGATCAAATTGCTTGGTTTACAAATGAAGCATTAGATGTCCCTAATGATTGGGATATCATAGTGTTTACTCACTTTTTAAGACTGACAACTGTTTCTATATATGAAGGTGCGGTTGCCATTGAAAACGCAATTGATTCGTTTAATAGCGACTCATCACATACAGGCAAAATATTAGCTGTATTTCAAGGTCATACGCATTGGGATGGTATTTATCACACAGCTGGCGGTGTTCCAGTAATTACAACAACTTGCGACAAATACGATTTATCAAATGAGCCAGAACTTGCACAGAGCGTAAGAGTATTAGGCACTGTGAGTGAACAAGCTTTCGATGTTGTTATTCTTAACAGAGATACAAAAACATTTACTTGTGTTCGTATCGGTGCATTAGCACAGAACAATATTGATAAATACAGAACTGATGAAGGCTTTGAGTGGGTAGGGTCACTTGAAGAAAGAGTTATTTCTTATAACAGTTAATCCCTATCTTATTATATAGCACTAACATTGCACGGATAAAGCACTTTGACATCATCGTCAAGGTGCTTTTATTATGCCATAATTTTCTCGTAAGGGGGAATACTTATGGCTTACGAATATTTCAACAACAATCCCATGATGCGGAATGTAGGAGACTGTTCCGTGAGAGCGGTCTCCAAAGCACTCGGTATAGACTGGGAGACAGCGTACATAAAAATCATGATCAACGGCTATTCGATGTGTGATATGCCGTCCTCGGATGCAGTCTGGGGAGCAGTCTTAAGGCAGAACGGATTCTACAGGGAAGCGATCCCTGATACTTGTCCCGATTGCTACACGGCGGAAGACTTCTGCGAAGAGCATCCGCAAGGGACTTATGTCCTTGCCTTTGGCGGTCATGTTGCCACCGTGGTAGACGGTGTGCTGTACGACAGTTGGGACAGTAGCCATGAGATTCCCCAGTATTATTTCTACAGAAAAGGGGATGAGTGATTATGGCATACAACAATATCTTTCCGATGACCTATCAGCCACAGCAGATGTACTATCCGCAGATGCCACAGCAGAGTCAGGGTCAGCCACAGACACAGAACGGCAACAATCTTATATGGGTCCAGGGAGAAGCCGGTGCGAAGAGCTACCTTGTAGCTCCGAATACTACGGTGACCTTATGGGACAGCGAGGCTCAGGTCATTTATCTTAAGAGTGCGGACGCTACAGGAATGCCGTCTATGAAAATTATAGACTATACGATTCGTAACAACACGCCACAGGAGAGCACCAGAGAGCCACACGGCGAGTTTGCGATGAAAACCGATGTGGAATCCATTCAGAAGGAAATCGTGGCTCTAAACGAACGTATCAATTCACTTGCAAAGAGGGGAGATGAAGTGAATGAGTAATCCTTTATTCAATATGATGGGCGGGGACCAGATACAGAACCCTATGCTGCAACAGTTGATGCAGTTTAAAAATAACTTTAAAGGGGATCCAAGAGCACAGGTACAGCAGATGCTAAACTCAGGACGGGTCTCTCAGGCACAATATGATCAGGCCGTAAAGATGGCTAATCAAATTCAAAAAATGTTTAGATACTAACCGAATGTGCACACGGTAGGTATAGATATAATTTTCAAAAGGGGGAAAATAAAATGGCTTTAGACGAAAATGGAATGGGCTTCTCAATGCCCGTCGCACCGATGTATGGTGCAAACAACGGAAGCGGATTCGGTAACGGTTGGGGCGGAGATGGCTTCTGGATCATCCTTCTTTTCATCCTTTTAGGCGGATGGGGTAATGGTTACGGCAATGGCGGTAACGGAACATCAGGTCTTTATCCTTGGATGAACCAGAGCGAGATCATCAACGACGGATTCCGTGACCAGATGCTCAACACTTCCATCAACGGTATCCAGTCCGCAGTAACAGGCGGATTCTCCGATGTGCAGATGGCTCTTTGCAACGGCTTTGCGGGAGTAGAGGCGGGAGCAAATGCAAGACAGATTGCTGATATGCAGAACTCCTTCGCACTCCAGTCACAGCTTGCATCATGTTGCTGCGAGAACAGACTCGGAACCGCAGACCTTAAGTACACCATGGCTACAGAGGCTTGTGCTACAAGAACAGCAGACGCTACCAACACAAGAGACATCATCGACTCTCAGACAAGAGGCACTCAGGCTATCCTCGACAAACTCTGCCAGTTAGAACTTGACGGTGTCAAGGGTCAGCTCGCACAGGCAGAGAGAGAAAACCTTGGCTTACAGAACCAGCTCAACATGGCTGCAATGCAGAACGGCATGAACAACGAAGTTGATGCTCTGTACAACAGACTTAAGAACTGTCCTGTACCCTCAATGCCTGTATACGGAAATACTCCTATCTTCACCTGTGGCCAGACCGCAGGATGTGGATGCGGATGCGGTGGAAGTTTCTAACAGGGGGTGAATGCGATGGCAGAATATGTTTATAATCCGGTTCAGGTAGTTTTACCTAACCAGCCTGTAATACTTGACGACTCGATTCCCTGTAACCGTGGATACGTTTATCACAGGAACCAGTCCGGCAACCTTATTCTCCGTGGGATCACTCCGAACTGTTTCGCAAGGTACCAGGTAACCTTTAACGGCAATATTGCTGTTCCTACAGACGGAACGGTAGGACCTATCGCTGTAGCCCTTGCTATAGACGGTGAGCCTATCCTTACATCAAAGGCGATAGTTACGCCGGCTGCCGTGGATGAGTACTTCAATGTTACATCCACAGCGATCATAACAGTACCTAAAGGATGTTGCTTCAGTATATCGGTAGAGAATGTCTCAGAAGGGGCTACGGCTGCCGATACTCCTACGGCAATAAACGTCCAGAACGCAAACCTTGTAGTAAGCAGAATCGCATGAGAAAGGGGGAAGCAGAATGCGTGAGTTATATGACATCAAGGATAATCTCCTGAAGGAGATGAAAGCATATGCCAAGAAGGATGTGACAGCCTCATCCCTTACCATGATTGATACACTTGCCCATGCTCTTAAGAATATAGACAAGGTCATCGAGAAGTGCGAGGAAGAAGAGGGTGGCGAATATTCAAACGGCGGAAGCATGAGAGGATCATACAGCGACGGATACTCAAGAAGATATTCCGGAGACGAGGGTTCTTACCGCAGAAGAAGAGACTCCATGGGAAGATACTCAAGAGACGGGTATTCAGGTCACGATGACATCGCCATGGAGCTTCAGGAAATAATGAGAAGTGCTCCTGACGACAGGATGAGACAGAAGATACAGTCCGTTCTTGACAGAATGTAAAAAGAAAAGAGAGAGCTTAATTGCTCTCTCTTTTACTATTCATCTCTGCTGTCGATGAGTTCCTTCTTGGCGTATGCCATGAACTTGTAGTAACAGGATGAGTGCATATCCACTCTGTCTTTCTTCTTATCGTCCACGGCTACATCGAAACTCATCTTAAAGCCGGACGGGTTTATCCTTTTCCTACACAGATCGCATATACATTCTATCATCATTCTTCCTCCGCTTCTAATATCGGTTTAATATCCTTCAAGTCGTGTTTCCATATCTCCATATAGTTACCGTCCCAGTATTGTTCTTCTAACTCCCTAAAGTTCACAATATCTCCGTGACCCTTGGGAATTTGGATGGCGATACCTTCCTTATATTCATAACCATAACCATAGTCTTTATATACATCACCATTAGCCCATATTTCGATTTTAATTGGCTTTTTTTCGTCTTTCGGCAAATCAATCCCTTTAAGTATTATGCTCATCTCTTCTCCTTTCCCACTCGTCAAATCTTCCTTCGAAATATCCTTTAGCCCATCCTCTGTTGTATCCTATAGACCACGCTCCTAATATAATTACTATACCGCCCAACACAGATAATGCTATTAAAATCTCATTCATCACTTCTCCTTCCATTCTTTTAACCCTCTTTTTATTCTGTCTGTAAGTGTCTCGCTTTTCGGCTCGGCATATTCCATATGCTCATATAAGTCCATACAGTTCCGCTTACATACTATGCAAGGGAACTCCCACGGCTGACGGTCTTCGTACTTGCACATATCACATCCGTCTGCTTCGTCTCGCTCCTTTTGGTGAACGAGGATATAATCATAGTATGTCATTCGCTTCTCCTTTCTGTCTGCTCCGTTCAGCAAATCTGAATTTTAATTTGCATCTCTTGGACTCTCTGCGACAGCACCAATAAATCTGCGATTTACTTACTCCATAATGCTCACTTGCTTCGCTAATTGTATTGAAGAAGTTACCGTCATTAAGGCATATAACGCTCCAAACCTTGCCTTGATGAACCTTGCTCTGCAATCCCGTGCGGTATGCGTGATTCATATTTTCGCTTTTCGTAATCCATTCAAGATTATCGGCTCGGTTATTGTGCTTATCTCCATCAATGTGGTTGACTTGTAGTACGCTATTTGAATTTGGGATAAAAGTTTCGGTTACAAGGCGATGAACTCTTTTGGTTTCTTTATTTCCATTTTCACATAACGCAACATTTAAGTAACCACCCGTTGCTATCCACGGTTTCAAGATGTGGCTCGTTGCATCGTTCCGCACTTCTCCACTATCGCTTACCGAAAAGTTTTTATATCCTTTAATCTTTCGCCACATATTCACTCTCCCTTGGTTCTCCGTATGAGCAGAAGCCGTTTAGGTCTATATAACACGGTGCCCATTTTATTCTTTTACACATATGACCAGTTGAATGCTTACACTCCCCACAAGTTACGATGTCGATAGTTGGCAACTGCATAACCTCTTCGACTCCGTCACTATCTTCGTCCGTCATATAGATTAATGTTTCTACCACATCTCGCAGTTTAACCATTTCGTTATCACTATGCATTGTTTCTCCTCTTCTTTGTTTTTCTTAATTTCTTTTCTAACGGTGTTATTTTAAATTTCCCTTCCGTAACCGCTTTAATAAACCGTGGTAATTCTCCGTTAAAATACATCCCAATCCATTGCTCCTCGCTGACTCTTCCTCGTCCATATTTGTTGAATAAATCATATAATGCTTCTGCCCTTGCGGTTATCTTTGAGGCTTCAGCGGTAGTAATGGTCGAACCTTTAATGTATCCAAACTCATTTATGATGCTCATTACTCCCATATCATTCTCCTCTTTTCTTTCTCCGGTGGTACATTCTGCCGTCCTTGACGGCCCTTATCCTGTCAGCTTCTATTCCGTTGGCATCCATGACGTATTTCTTTTGTATATAGGTTTCCTCATTTTCCTGGTCTTTAGCTTTCCGGAAGGCTATGTATTTTTTACAAGTGGCGTGACACGGTGGATCCGCCACTCTATCCTTGCATCCAAGACAAGGGCCGTTAAGTCGTGCCATTTTTTATTCCTCTTCTAAAGTTACGTTTTCGATCTCTGCTCTGGCTTCGAGACAGTCAAGATAATCTTCCATAGCTTCAAGCTGCTTCTTCAGAAGGTAAGAAGGGCAGTTGAGCTCAAACTCCAGAGTGCCAGCCTCATATTTATTAATCATTTTATGCAGCCTCTCGTATCTTCTCTTTAACTGTCTGTACTCGATCTTGAGCCTTCTCTTGTAACCAGGAAGTTTTTCCCTTTTGGGTTCTTCTACTTTCTCAGGGCCCTCGTCCGGAACAGGGATGAATTTGTCTTCTATAACGTGAGCTATATACATGACGTGTTCTGCTATGAGGCATATGTCATCCCAGTCAAGATCACTTGATGACAATGCTTCCGCCGATGCGTCAAAGATATCATCGAGGGTGATGTAGAAGGGGGTATGTGTTCTCTTCTGCATGGACTTCTCATTCTCTTCGATGCGTGCGATAACGTCCTCTGTGATGCCGTCAAGCACTTCCTTAAGCTCTTCGATGCTGTTTACTTTAATCTCTCTTACTTTCTTCATTTTGGGTCTCCTTTAGTTTCTTTGCTATTTGATATATTACGTTAACGGTTACGCCATTACCGGCTTGCTTATAAAGCTGACTGTCAGAGTTTACGAACTGAGCTTTTTCAAAATAGTCATCGGCCCATCCCTGTAGTCTGAAGCATTCTTTTGGAGTAAGCTTCCTGATGACGACTTCTCTGCCATCATCGAGCAGCACTCCATGGATATCCTGTCCTGTCAATGTGAAACTCTCCTCTCCATCATCTTTGAATCTTCTTCCGTTCTGCCTTTTCTGGATTCGTGTCGGTGTAAGGCACGGCTTTACTATCAGAGGTTGGCTCATTCCGTGCCCCCCCGAGTGTACGCATATTTCCTTCAGGATCAATGACGCTTCCGCCGGATGGGTTGGGCTCTTTATCGGTGCCGTATACTTGACAGACTTGGATCACTCCCACGTCACATCCTGTGTCAAGGGTAGGGGATGTTCGCCCTTCATCTATAACTCTTCCTCTTCTTGTTTTGCTTTCAGGAAAGCTCAAATCTAATACCCCCCCCTCAATAATCTCGATGTATCCGAGTTTTGTTGCATTCTTTATTTTTATCATTTTTCATATTTCACATACGTCTGTGGCTGATTGACAACGCCTTTATAATATTCCTGCTGCAAACAGTTTGACAGTTCTGTTTCTCTCGGTTTTGACTTATCGGTACGTCCGGATATTATCGCTTGTGGTATCCTGTTACCTTTAGGATATGTCTGTCTGTCTGTCTGTCTGTCGCAACAAACGTGCCAACTGAGTTAGCTTCACCTGTTCTTGCGGTTAAAGTCCCTGTGGTAATAGTTTCGCATCTTTGTAACTGAGAAGCCTGTTCATCGTCTCTTTTGAGAGGAAATACTTGGGATCCACTTCGTCCTCTAAGATGTCCGATAATAAAGCATCGTTCTCTGTTCTGTGGAACTCCGAAGTCTTTTGAGTTGAGAATTTCCCATTCTGCATCGTACCCCCCCCTCATCCAGCTCAACGAGAAGTTTGGCGAAATCCCATCCGCCATTAACACTAAGCAGATTCTTAACATTCTCAATGAATAGCCAAGTGGGCTTCTTTTTTTCTTCGAGCTGTCCAAGAAGGTACATAACTCTGAAAAACAAGCTTGAACGGTTTCCTTTAAATCCAAGTTGTTTTCCTGCAACGGAGATGTCCTGACAAGGGAATCCGAAACACCAACAGTCAGATTCTGGAATGTCATCTGCGTTTGTCCTTCTAATATCTCTGGAATACCATTCACCGTTTCTGTATTTGTCATTTGATATGATCTCCTTTTGCCTTTGGCTGAAGTCTAATTTTGACAGTTCTTCTCTTTGCTCGTCTGTCAGTAGGTGCATAGATACGTAAGATGCATATGCATATTTATCGAATTCACAAAAGCCTACACATTCATGACCCGCAAGTTCCATGCCTCTGCGGAATCCACCAATGCCGGCAAACCAATCTATAAACTTCATGACTCTTTCCTTTCGGGCTTCTTGTCTATCTGGAATATCCATGCTCCTGTCTCATCATCGAGCTTGTATGCCAGTTTATATTCCGTCATGAGTTTCATCACTTTATCCCTTGACATCCGGACTTCTCTTGTATGTTCTCCGTATGCGACAACAAGGAAGGCTGCTGCAAAGGATTCGAGCCATTGGATAAGTTCATCCTTGAGGATAATAGTGCGGTCTCTGTCTCGGACCTCTTGTACCCTCTTATCGAAGTTTTCCTGAAGCTGTTGTTTCTCGCTCTCAAGATCCTTGAGCTTTCTCTCAAGCTGGCCGTTCTTACGCATGAGCTTCTTTATCTCTTCACTCTGCTGTTCGATTTTATTCTTCATAATGTTCTCCTTTATTACCGATTGGGGTTTATCCTGACTGTAGATATCGTTCATACGCTCGGCGAACGGGCATTTCTTCCAGTCCGCCGAACAGTATTTCTTTAAGATCATGCTTTTCTCACCTGGCCCATAGAAGGACCGGATGGTGTCCTCGCATGATATTGATTTTTTACGTTCCCTTTTAAAGTAGGGACACAGGATATACATTGCCATTTAGTTTTCCTTTATGAAGCCGTCATTAATTCCTACGGCTATAAGGTACTGATAAGGGTTAGAGATAGGTTCGTCATCTTCACGTTGTGATATTTTCACATCTGCGTAACGAATCAGTTGTGTGAAGTTATCGTAGTCTCCGCATAGATTTATAAGATTTTCCTTTTCCTCGCCCTTTAATCTATTTAATATAGATAAATCGTCATTCTTACTCTTTATCTTATTCTTACTCTTACTCTTACTCTGACTCTTACTTGGACACGTTGGACTTGCGATGGACAAATGTTGGACATTGTCCAACGAACGTTGCTTTCTTTTCTGTTCTGCCCAGTAGGTTTCAGAACCTATCATCTTGTTAACTTCGGTCATGTAATATGTGCCGTCGTCCATCACTTCCATCATTCCAAGTTCGGTGAATACCTTGACTGCACTACGCACAATGTCCACGTTGGTGTCTGTTATAGTGGCAAGCATATTCTCGTTGTATGGTATGTTCTCGCTGAAACGTAGGTTCCCGTTATGATCAACAGACTCGCATAGGAGCTTAAGATAGAATAAGATATAGTCCTTACCGTTAGGCATAGACTCAATGATCCTGATGTCATGCCTTTTAAAGAAATCTCTTTTAAGCTTCAACCAGAAGTATTTCTTATCTTTTTCCGCCATGATTATCTCCCTTACCCGATAACAAACTTGAATCCCCTGAAGGGCTCTTTGCTTTTGATGATGTACTCCATGAGTTCCACAGGGACTTTTATAGCCTGTGCACATTTGTCAATGCTCTCGTACTCGATGTAGATGTTCTCTCTGGAGTTAAACTGGATGACCTTTGAGGTCTTGAGTTTCTGACGTTCTCTCTCCAGCCTCTTGAGGTCACGCTTGGTCGTTCCGTTCATTTCGTCTATCACTTCATCACGGGTGCGGAAGTGGATGCCGAGAGCACGGCATCTTGCCTGTGCTCTCTTCTCGCTTTCCTCAAAATCCTCATTGGATTTGTAAAAGGGGCATACACCTTGAAGGCATCCATAAGGGATAAGATTTAAAGCGACACAGCCATATCCAAGCTTGCCGGAGTTAACGCATTGTGAGTTGGTCTGCTTCATCGTCTGCTCCTTCCTTTACTACTTCAGCCTCTACGATCTCGTAGTCGGCTTCGGTCACAGGGTCAAGCTTTAAGATGTTTTCATCGTCTGTGTTATCGACATATTCAACGGTGTCATCACGGACGACTCCCATGTCTGCTTCATATGCCTTCTGAAATTCTATGGACATAACTCCCCACTTGGAGATGAGCTGCCTTAACATGGTTTTGATAGCCATTCCGTCGAAGTCTTTCTCCCAGAAGGTGTATCCCTTATGAGCACGGAATCCCTGAGAGTACTTGTTTGCATGAGCCATCATCTTGTCCTTGCTCCAATAGATAGCCTTGTGGAATCCGTTCAAGTATTCAAACATGGCATAGTATCCGATGGTGGGTGCGGACTCTCTTTCAAGCTCGTCCTCTATGAGGCGTACTTCTATCTCCTCGTTCAAAGGGTCATAGCTTATGAGCTCGCCTTCCTTGATGGCCATGGCATTGAGTTTCTTATACTGTCCGGAACGGATGGCAAGTTGAATATAGCCTTTATATCCGAGCTGGAACTGTGCTACCTTTCCTCTTACCTTGTCATTGAAGGGCACAAGATAGTACTGGCCGAGCTGTGGGGAAGGGGAGAGCTGTAAGGTCTCTCCTAAAAGACCGGCGGAGAGGATGGTAGCGGGGTCACAGTCCTGAAGGTTGGGGTTTACCGCTACAGCCGACGTGATGGCTGTTACGAAGCCCGCAGCTCTCTTGGGATCCCTTAAGGTATTGTTTATAAGGTTCTTGTAGGTATCGCTCTGTATCGCTACGGAGAAGGGTGTCTTGCCATTCTTTCTTGTGGTAGGTACGGATACGTTTCTTTCGTTAACATTGATTGCGTTCTTCATTTTATTTTGCTTCCTTTCTCTTTATCTCCTTGAGTCTGAATACTCTTGACTCATTAACTGACTTATACTGTTCATAAAGGGCAGGGTAGTCTGCCTTGAATTTCTTGGTGTTAAAACTATCCTTGCTCTGGACTTTCCACGTGCACGTGTAGTTCTTTGACTGTCCGCTTTCGTTGTCCTGAAGGGTGTCACAGATCTTGCCTTTGATCTCGTCCTTCTCCTGTTTGATCCTGTTGGCCTGTTCGTTAAGGTACATATATCTTGCTCCGAGATCATCGAAGTCCCAGGCTATCGTTGTTCCCTCAAACTCAGAAGGGTACAGATCTTCAAGCGTCCTCATAGAGGATTCGGACCCGTCCGCTTCCGGTCTCTGTTTCTTGGCTACGTAGTTGTACCAGAAGTCGAGCTCCTTCTGTCTCATTGAGTTTATAAACTCCTGATTGCGGTCAACTTTTAGCCACGAGAATTTGAAGTTGGATGAGAAGGCTATGTACATATAGCTCCATCCCATGACCATCATGTAGTGCTGACATTGGCAGTAGTATTGAACAGGGATCTCGCCTGACTCGAAGTCATAGTCGTTAGAGGAATAGTCGTTCATTGTCTTGCACTCAAGACCGGCATCCTCTCCTACGATCACTCTGTCTATGTTTGCGGTGAGGCAAGGGAAGTCATCTGATGAATACATGAAGTTATCTCTTCTTACCTTCTTGCCTGTTTCTTCCTGGAATCTCTGAGCGACATACTCTTCAAGGTATGTGCCTCTTCTCATGGACTCGTTGGTCTCCTTGTCAGGGATCATGTCCATCTTTTCGCACCAGAGCTCAAGCTGACTTTTCCACGGTGACATACCGCAGGCTGCAGCCGAATCGGAACCGCCGATGGAGTTTCTGCGGATCTCAAGCCATTCCTCACGGCTTATATCTTTTACGTTTATTATTTTTTTAGGCATTGGCGTTCTCCTTTCTGATGGAATATCTGTAGTACCTGATGTTGTCGCTGAACTGATTGCTCGTTTTTTCCTCTGTTCCAACGATGTCGTTGTATCCGATCTTCCTCATATAGGAGATGGTCCTTGCCAGGTCTATGACCTTAAGGTTCATACAGGCTTCAAACGGAGTTATTGATCCGTGATCTTCCATGTACTTATAAACTGCTTCGTACTGTTTCATGTGTGCACTTCCTTTCTGCACCCTCTGTGAGAGCCTCTGTGGACTTTGGAGAGGCTTTTGAGGGTCAAACGATAAATTATTCATTTGAGGGGTTAGCCTCGCTCTAAAGTTCCGAAATCTTTTCCTTGCTCAATTTGGCTATCTTGTCCTTCTCTTTCTTGAGTTCTGCCAAGAGCTTGTTCATGCTCTTCGCTTCGGACCTTAATATCGTTCTGTTAGCAAAGTTGTTTGCGAGCTGTGATATGTCCGTGTAGTATCCGGAGACTCGCCTTGTGTAGGTCTTGGTCTTTCCTGTGTCCTTATCGGTGCTCTCCACCACTTCGTCTATCCATAAGCAAAGAGGCTCTGATCTCAGGATGTACTTGCCACGTTTTATTTCCATTACTTTGAGTACCTCTCTTCCAGTACTGCGACTACGATCATTAATGCGGTGGGGATTATCCACCATAAGCTTCTTATTAATGCACTTTCCATAACTTGCTCCTTTCTATTCGCAGACGATTCTTAACTCTGTCTGCCATGTGACTCCTGAGAAGGGGTCATCTAAAAGTCTGTCTTTCGCCCTGGCTGCTTCATCGAACGTGTCGTAACATCCGTAGTACTCATCGTTCTCTATGTCCTTCAGCCAGAAGTCTCCGTGAATGATTTCTCTCATACTCGGACTCCTTTCTCTGTGATCATCAGCTCCGACAGACCGTTCACCACGGTGATGTCTCTGTTCTCGTGTCTTCTTATCCAAGACTCGCACTCTTCCTTGCTCTTGCTTTCAAACCGCCAGAGCTCTTTCCCGTCGGCTTTGAATACTTCGTAGACTCTAAACATTGGATCTCCTTTCTTAAAAGATGTCATTATGACAACCCGTTAGCTAAAAAAAATATGGTCTCTTTCGTCATTGCTCAGGTTAAGCACCTTACAGATCTCCGTGATCTCGCTTACTTTGAACTCGACTTTTCCGGAGAGCTTCTTCCAGAGCGATGCCCTTGACATTCCAAGCTTTTCAGCAACAGACTGCATCTTAAGACCGCTTGTATTAATTTGTGTTTTTAATGCGTCTAATCTTACCATTCATATTCTCCTTTCGTATTAGTGGATGTCACCTTGACAACCCTATTTTAATATACCACTTTGTTGTCAGTATGTCAACAACGATTTACAAAATTGTTGAAAAAGTTTTGTGGATGTGGTAAAATTAAGGTACCTCGAAGAGAAGGGAGACATCGATATGTTGAAGGTCTATGAGAATATAAAAAAGAGAAGGCTTGAGCTTGGGTATTCGCAGCAGAAACTCGCAGAACTTACAGGGTACTCCAGTAAGGGTGCCATTGCTCATATCGAAAAAGGGGAGAGAGATATTTCCCAAAGTAAGCTCGAAGCATTTGCCAAAGCATTAGGCGTTAAGCCAGGCGACTTATTAGGAGATACGGAACAGACTATAGAAGACGAGATCATCTCCTTGTTAAGCGGACTTAATCAGGAAGGCAAGGAAAAAGTAATGGAGTATGTATCCGATCTTGCAGCTTCCGGACGCTACGCCATGCAATGTGATTCGTCTGAAGTGGTATAGAAGAAAGCATAGATATTGAATGCTTTGTATATTGATTAATGGATTGGGAATGCCTTCCCAAGCTTGAAAGGCGGGTTCGACTCCCGTCTCTTGCTCCAAAAGTGTATAAATATCCATTAGTCATATACAAGGCTGATGGATATTTTTATTTGTCATGAGATACGATTTAAGGAGTCTCTACGAGTACTACGTAGATATTTACAGGACTGAACGGTCCGATCAGGTGAAAAGGAATTATAAATACAACTTTGAGAAGTATGTATTAAGATTCATCGGAGAGGAAGATATTCGAACACTACTTCCAAGCGTGGTAAACGTGATAGTGGGGGACATGACGGGGAAAGGGCAGACAACGATCAATTCAGTATATAATGACCTGGTGTTCATCTTCCGCAATGCTTACATGGACGGGATCCTTGACAAGGATGTCTCAAAGGCCATCCGGAAACCAAAAGCGAAGAAGGATAAACCGAGGCGAGCTCTTACAAGCAAGGAACGTGAGGCAGTGATATCTGTGGCACAAACCAAGAGGAAGTACTATGCCT